ATTCAATTCTTTATTGAATCTTCTGATAATTGCCCATATTGGCATACCTGATTCGTACTCGTTCTGTAGTTTTTTACCTTCTATATAATCTCCCCCATTCCTGGTAATTTCACTGATTACTTTGTCGCCGTTCATAAATGTACAGAAGAACTTTCCACCAACTTTGAGGTTATCAGAAACATTTGACAAGAAACCATCTAATTTGTTCTCTGATTCAAAGAAATAATGTATGGCAAACATACATGACACTGCATCAAATCCATGTGATCCCTTCCCATAGATGTGTTTCAAATGAATATCACCAGATGATCTCCCATTAAGAACATTCTTCATAATCTTTTCACTTTCACTATCATCTATAAGTGCTGCAGATGTACCATCCTTCAGACGAAGTGAACAGTCTCCAGCTGCGAATACCATATCTGGGAAATACACTTTTGTTGTATTACCCTTGTGTAATTGTCTAAATTTAGACTTCATCTTTAACATACGAGAATAACATCCGCTTTTTGGATTATAAATGTTTCTTTTAACGAAATCAACTCCAAATACGAAAGAATAACCAGAATCCAACCATCTTGATAAATCTCCTGCTTCCCCACAACATAATTCTAGGAGTTTACCCTTCACATTTGGTTTGTCGTATAGCATTTTCTTAATTCCCTGATTGTGAAAGTTTAACATATGGACTGATAACAAATTATTTCTAGGAATAGTACGAGAATAATACACATCATCTGATTCAAGCAATCTCTCTGTTTCATTATCAAATGCCTCCTTATTAAATACGGGTTCATTACCCATTATCATTGCCTTTGTTACAGGATTATGAATAGATCTCCAAATATTCAGAGCAACGCTCATATCGTTTGCTGTCTTACTTAGAGTACCTTTCCTATACATCCTAGTCTTGTCATCTCTCACGCGAATAGGTTTCCAACGTTCGCTAATAGATATCTTGGGATCATTGTCATATCTAAACTCTATTATACTATGTGATTCAATTTTGTCACCATTTTCGGCACGTAGTTCTGATTTACTATTATGTTTAATATGAGCACATTCAATACCAGGGGCATAATACTCTTGTGGTTTGAAGAGAATAGGTATATACGCAAATCTAGAAGCATTCTTTGTTTTGGCATAATTATAGTCATATGATAGTTTCAAACCAGTTTCAATATCAATGTCTTCCCATTGTGAGGCATTGTAACTAACGTGAAGTTTTGCTTCACTAAACTTGACACCATTCTTCTTTAAATCGCGATTTATTGTTATTAGGAAATCAATTGTATTTTGCTCAGATGGTTTCCATTTAAACACGCGATCCCATTTTACATTGTCAGTAAGTTTAACAGGATTGTTTGTATAGTATGAATAAAGCGCTAGTTTAGAGGGTGTAAATATAAGCCCATCTACCTCATACGGGAAGTTCTTACTACCATTTAAGATTTTCCTTGATTCTAACAAGATGTTATCCGAATATATGTGTTCTTTTGCGAAGAACTCCATTGTTCCTGTATTTTTTGTAATAAGTTTTTCAAAATTCTTCAAATATTTGTATCTTGATTCCTTATCATCAATAAGAGGCAGTGATGTAATCTGTTTTCCTCCAATATAGTACATATCAAACGCAGCATACAAATTTTTTGAGCTATCATCTTGGCGTTTGTTACAGAGGATAAATTCACCATCTATGAGAGAATTATATCCTGCTTGTGATACAGTGATTCCAGTATCTTCTACTCTATATGAATTATTGATAAGATAGACCTTTCCAATATTGTTGACATACATGAGTATTCTTTCGCCATCTGCTTTCTCTGTAACAGTATATCCATTAAGGATACTAACAGCACCATATTCCTTCGGATCAATCATATTAATCTTTTCAAGGGTCACAGGTTTTGGCGTAATCAAAGGAAGATGATAGGTTTTCTTATTGTAAGCACTTATTTCTACATCATTGATAATAAGCTTCCTATATTGATCTAATACAACTGATTGTTGTTTCTTTGTTAGAAGCATTGACGACATACTAATTGATTGCATCGTTCTGATAATTGAACCAATAATATCATTATTCTTATGATCATGTGTCCCTTTAATAATGATTTTAAAAGTATAGTTTTGTGTGTTCTTCAGAGTTTTTGATTCATTTAATGTATTATATGCTTCATGTGATTCTTTATATAAACTGGCAACATATTCAATATTGTCTTTTTTGTAGATGATATATTTTCGCACGACAAATGTTTTGCGAATATCATCCCAGTTGTCAGGAGTAGCAGATATAGTCTTTGATGACAGAGAGAAACCAATGTCTATATCAAATAGATCATTTATATTTTCATTCATAATTTCTTTTGTTTTGAACCATTTTGTTTTATTGGAATCGGTAGCATTCGTGACACAATACTTAATAATATGTGGTAATCCCTCTACCATCATTATGTCATTTCCGTTGGTTGCTTCAAGACATTCTTTTTCAATCACCTGATCATATCCTAGTGATCTAAATGTGTTTGTGAAGTTATTAAATTCCAATTCGGTAAATTGCCCACCAGTGTTGTGAAAGGATATTACCAATTCTTTTGAATCATCTGCTATACCCAAGTATTTATTTATGATATCAAAGATTGGTAGATCCTGTTCAAGTTCCATTGTAATATGTCTATAATATGTAAATAATATTTAAGTCATCATTTTTTATTTTAATGACCCTATATAAAAAAATGATCAATTAGTAGTAATATAATCATATCAAATGTCTTCTGAATTATTTGTTCCCATCAAATTTAACACAACTATTCAGTTGAAACCTAACGAAATAGGTCCCAATATACAAGATATTATTCTTGCGAAGATTAAAGCTAATTTAGAAAACTTATGCTCAAAACATGGGTATATTAAGAGAAATAGTATAAAAATTATCAAAAGATCCATCGGGCAGCTTGTTATTCCACACTTCAATGGTAATATCATATATGATTTACAATGTGTCGGTGAAATATGTAATCCAGCTCAAGGTTCTATCATCAAATGTGTTGTAAAGGCAAAGAATTCACTCGGACTTTTAGCAGAGGGATTCTATGATAACACTCCTATCTTACAAATTATTGTTCCAAAGGTATCTGCTGGTATGCAATCAGAAATTAACATAGATGAGGTAATTATAGGGGAAACCATCAATATTGAAGTATGTGGAAAGAAGTTTCTTTTATATGATAAGTATATTTCTATCATTGGAAAGGCTATCAAAGATAAAGATGAGAATATTCAAAATGTAGTTGACGAATTTAGTGACGCCGAAGATGATAAAAATACAGAAGATAATGATAACATTACTATTGGTGAGATTATTGATTCCGAAGATGAGAAAACATCTATCGGATCAGATGAAGAAGAAGATGATGAAGATGTTGACGAAGAAGAAGACGCAGAGGATGATGAAGACATATCATTAGGGGGTGACGACGATGGTGCACCTGAAGAGATTGATGAACCTTTTACAGATTTTGATGATTAAGAAAAATATATGTAAAAATCATATAAATGATAACAGTGTTATTATATGTAATGGACAATGAGAATACGGATATATGCAAGGATATACAAAACAATATAAACAAACTTTGTTCAACAGAAATAGACGAAATATTTAAAATTCTACATAAAAACAAGAGTGTATATACCCAAAATAACAATGGTGTTTTTGTTAATTTGAACTGGGTCGATGAAAAAATATTACAGCAAATTTATGATTATATTCAATTTTGTTTAAGATCACAAACGGAAATAAATAAATATGAGATGATGAAAACAAAGATATCTGATTCTATCAATAATAAAGAAAAAATGGATGATAAAGAAGATATACAAATAGGATTTTCTGGATCTACAACATCAAATATTTTAAAACAACCAGTCAAGATATCATCTAGTATGAAATTCTATTTGTTGAAAAAGAAATTTCAAAAGAAATATGCCGTCAATCAAAACAACAATAATTATATCAACAATTATTTGACTCATGACGAATATACAAGATAAGACATCTATATAAAAAAATGATTGTATATATACTTGTATTGATATAAATATGGACATTCTTCAAAATCTACCATCATGTTTTGATAAGGGAGTCATTGATACATTATGGAAATATAATGAAAGACAAGATCTATATAATAAGTATTCCCAATATACTTCAGAACCAATTATTGAAGAGAAAAAAACAGAGTTTCGTGAAAGTAAACAACTCTTGTATAATATTGTGCCTAAAGAGGTTGATAATGAGACAAGTGACACCACAAAAGTAGAGCAACATAAAGAAATAGAGGATAAAGTCGTGGCCAAAAATCAATCAAATATTCTTAAAGAACAATTGACTAAATCAAAAAAATCATCACCTATGCAAGTTATCATACAATTATCTCATAACACTGATGCTAACACAGTTTATATTAAAGATAAACTGATTGAACTAATATCAGCCAAATACTTTCATACAGCATTTGGTGTAAAAAAATCATCCGATGTCATGAAAGGAATTTCAGAAAACAAATGGAATAAATCATATGCGCTTCTTGTTTCATTTCTATTTGATGTATCATTCGTCTATTTAAATAAGGTTGTTTCATATTATCCTGAAAAAACATATGACACTGTTATTACAATTTAAAATTCTGGTTTATATTCTGGATAAAAGGTTATTCTCTCATTTTTAATCAACTGTAATGCTATTTGATGACAGTTTTCATTTTTATTAGTAAATTTTTCTGTTGTTCCAAGTTGTTGTAGCACATTATCTTGAACATTCTTTTGTATTGAACTACAAACTATTCCCGTTTTAGCACCTTTACTGGGACCAGGTATGAGTAGTTTAAAAACATTCGTAAAGACATTAGTTTTCTTATCTTTAATAGGTGTTATTACACCCCATGATTGTGTTTCGTTTGTAATATCAACCGGTCTGACTATATGATGACGTTTTGCTTTTATCTGATCTACCTCTCTGTCAATTAGTTGCCTGAACTGTTTGACTTTTTCATCCGGAACGTAAACATATGCTTCAAAAATTGGATTAAATACATCAACGTACCCTATATACTTATAATCAACCGGTTTATTCTTAACGACTTGAAATTCTTTATTGGATATAAGAGCTCCTTGTTTATATAAGCAATCTGCCAAATATTCATCAGATTCTGATAATGTATTTGATCCAATAAAAGATTTAAGCAACTCTTCAAAGCACTCATTGTCTAATGAGAGATATAATGCTAATG